CAAAGATATGGGCTGTAATCCTCGGCTGTGAGGTTTCTGCCGAGCAGGTAGCCCTTTGCATGGTGGGAATGAAGATAGCCCGTGAGGTCAATCAATCTAAGCCTGACACGGTGGTAGATGGGATTGGCTACTTCCTGACCCTAGGAATGATTCAAGAAGAGCGCCTCAGAAGAGAGAATAACTAACCCTAGTTGTGATATACTTGTCTTGTCCTGAGAGGAGGACGAGATGAAGTACGAAGGATTAGAAGTTGTTGAGCGTAATAGCGCTCGCGGGTCTGCTGAGTACATTTACAAAGGTGTGAGAATTTCTAAATACACTCAAGAGCGCGGACACAAAACACGAATCCGTGGCGGTTATAGCCGTGCGGGTGTCAAGTTCAGTTACAAAGCAAACTCTTTCAATGCCAATGCTGTCGTTCCAACAAGTTACAGAATTAGCGTTAATTATAGTTTGAAAGAAACTATTGCTGAGATAGAAAAATTATTGGCTCGGGAAGATGTAATTGCTGAAAGAGGCGGAATTATCATCAATGTCAGCGAGCGCGAAATTTTGAGAGGCAGAGGGGAGTACAACGGATAATGAGAGAATTTAGAATCTCAGAAATCGGAGTTGAGAAAACTCTTGCCAAGGCGCAGAAACTTGCTGAACGCGCCCAAAAGAAAGGCTTGAGCGGTGGCTACCAAGTACGCATCGAAAAGCGTTTTGAAGAAATAGAAGGCATCAGCCACGAATATCAAGTTTTAGTTATTGAAGGCGAACCAGTCAAGTTCAATGGCTGGCAGTTCATCGGCGTTGCTGAGTTTGTTGAAGGCAAGGCAATCACAAAATCAATCGCAGGTGGTCGTGAAGTTAAGCCATCTGAGGTCAAGGTTGGCTATTGCGAGCATTGCCAAAAAGTTCGCGCTCGCTCAACAGTAATCTTTGTAGAAAATGAAGAAGGCAAAGTTTGTCAGGTCGGCTCAAGTTGCGTTAAGGATTACATAGGCTGGCAGTTCAACGCTTCTTATTTACCAACAGAGGAAACCTTTGAAGAAGAGTTCGGTGGCTATTCAGGCAACGGCTGGACAGGTCACTCAACAGTTGGAGTCTTGGCTCACGCAATCACTCAGGTCGAAAAAGGTGGATACCTTCCTTCAGGTTCAGGCATCTCTACCAAGTCTCTTGTTTGGGAATACTTAAGCGGTGGTTTTCACGCTAAGAACAACTGGAAAGAATATGTGGGAGAAAAACCAACTGAGGTTGAATATCAAAAGGCTAGAGAGTTAATCGAATACGGCAAAAACTTCGAAGGCGAATCTAGTTATGCCGAGAATGTCAGAGTCGTGTGCGGTTTGGAATATCAAACTCACAGCACAGTTGGAATCTTGGTCTCAATCATCAGAGCAAAGCAAAAGAGCCAAGAGCAGGTAGTCGCTCGTCAAGAGGCTAAGGTTTACAAGGCTGAACAATTCGCCCCAACAGGCGAGCGCGTTGAGTTAGAGGTTACAGTTCTTAGCGAGAACACCTTCGAGACTCAATTTGGATGGACAACTCTTTACACATTCGCAAGCGGTGAGTATCAGTTCAAGTGGTTTGCTTCAAGCGGTGCCAACTTACAAGTTGGCGACAAGGCAGTCATCAAGGGAACAATCAAGGGTTCTGATGAGTACAAAGAAATCTTCTCAACATTGCTTACTCGTTGTAAGGTTCTTCAGATTGCCGAAAAAATAGCCTGATACACTAAACCTACTGTGCGCTAGTCGCCCGAGTTTTTCGTCTCTTCCGTGTCCGAGTGACCTGACGGTTACTTGGGTTACCCATGTGCTGTCACGGAGGAGGTTTTAATGGCTCGTTATAGAGTCTTACAGGGTATTGATTACCCACCTAATAAACGCGCCGAGGCTGGAGAAATCGTTACTGATTTACCACCACAATCGGTAAAGTGGCTTTTGGATTCAGGCATTGTTGAAGATGCTGATAAGCCAACAACAAAAATCGTAGAGCCTGTTGTAGAAGAAACTAAAGTCGAACCAGTAGTTGAAAAGGCTGAAGAGCCTATTGTCGAAGATGGTTTTGACGCAGATGCCATTGATGGTGATGGCGATGGATTCTTACAAGACGGCACCCCACATCAACGCCCAGTTGAGGAGAAATAATGCCTACATTCCGCCACGGTAAAAATGTCAATGTCTTTCTTGATGCCTATGATTTTTCTACCTATTTCAATAGTGTAAGCGCTTCAACAACTATTGATACCGCCGAGACAAGTGCCTTCGGTACAAGCGCAAAAGAATATGTAGTTGGTCACCGAGATGGAACAGTCTCGTTATCAGGGATGTTTGAATCAACCGCATCAGTTGGAACTGACCAATACTTTGCTACCGCTCTTGGTTCAGCCACAAAAATTAAACTAATCGTTGCTCCTGAAGGTCATTCAAATGGCGCTGGAGCAATCTTGCTACAAGCAGACGATACATCCTACGAGGTCTCAAGTGCCATCGCAGATATTGTCCAAGCAAGCGCAGAATTCCAATCAACAGATGCAGTTGAACACGGGGTAATACTTTCCTCGGGTGCGACTGTTTCCGCGACTGGAAATGGAACAGGCGTAGATAACACCACTTCTTCCTTAAATGGCGGAGCGGGATTCTTGTCAGTTCCAGTAAACACCCGTAATGGAACAATCGTTGTAAAAATTCAACACTCAGCAGATAACTCAACTTTTGCTGACCTTGTTACTTTTACAACGGTTACAAGCACTCAGAAAACCTCAGAAAGAATTGAGGTTGCTAGTGGTACAACAGTAAACAGATACCTACGCGTGAACTACACAGTCGCAGGTTCAACAGGCTCGGCTACCCCCGTGGTGGCTTTTACTAGGAGGTAAAAAAAAATGCCTACATTTCGTCATGGTAAATCCACCGTATTCAAGGTAGACAACTCAGGTGGCTCACTTACCGATATTTCAAACACACTTACAGATGTTTCATTCCCACAATCAGTAGACACAGCCGAGACCAGTACATTTGGTTCATCAGCAAAGTCTTATGTGGTTGGGCTAACAGATTCAACACTCAGCATTTCAGGAAACTTCGATGCGACAGTTGATGCTCACTTGGCTGGAATTCTTGGTCAAGCGGCGTCAGTTTCATTTGAGTACGGTCCTGAAGGCTCAACAGCAGGTTATGTAAAGTACACAGGAGAGGCACTAATGACTTCTTACGAGAAGAGTGGTGCTATCGGAGATGTAGTGTCATACTCTGCTGAATTCCAAGTTACAGGTACCATCACTCGCGGTACCTATTCATAATAGGAATTGATTCAAAAAAACTAAATAATTCATCGTGACCAACTTAGTGTCCCAAGGAGAACAAAATGGCAGATTTACGCGGAAAGATATTTTCGGCTGACGATATTACGAAGGAATTATTGGAAGTCCCTGAATGGGGAGTTGCAGTAGAGATTCGTTCTATGACAGCAGGACAAAGAGCAACACTTACTGAGGGGGCAACCTCGGCAGATAAGGTAGATGTTTCTAATATGTACGCAAAGACTGTTATCGCAACTGTGTTTGACCCTGAAACGGGTCTACCAGTCTTTACCGAGCAAGACCGTGAAGCAATTCTTTCAAAGAATGGCGCAGTCATTGAGCGTTTGGCAACAAAGGCTCTTGGCAGTTCAGGTCTAGGCGAAAAGGCGGTAGAAGAATCACAGGCGCGATTTCCTCAAGAATCCTGAAAGACGGTTTCTTTTTGAACTAGCAGAAAAGTTAGGTCGGACGGTGGGAGAACTTCTTTACGGAAGTGAATCCCACCGCCCACTTAGCAGTATGGAATTGACCGATTGGAACGCGTTCTATCTTCTCAAAGAAAAAGAGCGCGAGAAAGCCGAGAGAAGAGCGAAGGCTAGGAGATAAATGGCTGATTCACCAACCATGGAAGTCCGCGCTCGCCTCACCGCTGATTCTGCTCAATTCACAAAAGGTTTACAAGAAGCATCGAAAAGTGCTGAAAATTTTCAAGGCGCGGCCAGTAAACTTAATTCAACTTTAGTAGGACTTGGTGCTGTTGCCGCTGGTACAGCCATATCTTTAATTGCTTTTGCTACTCAGTCTTTTAGAGCGGCCGCTGAAGTTCAAGAGTTGGATATTGCTTTACAGGCTATCGGTAAATCTACTCGTTACGGATATGCCCAACTTGCCCTTGCGGTTGAAGCAATTAAAGATGTTGGAATTACCGCGGCCGCCGCTAATCGTGCGGTTATTAAACTTGCCCAATCAAATGTTGATTTAAGCAATGCTACTGAGTTAGCGACCATTGCTCAAAATTTATCTGTCACAGCGAGTGTAAATGCGTCTGATGCTTTACAGACTTTAACTTTTGCTATTACAACTGGGCAAACAAGAATGTTGCGTCAGATTGGTATTACAACTGGGGCTACTGAGGCTTTTGCTGTTTATGGTCGGACAGTAGGCAAGAGCGCTTCTGAGTTAAGTATGGCTGAAAGACGCCAAGCAGTATTGAATTTTATCTTAAAAGAAGGTACAAAAGTTACAGGCGCTTATGCCTTAGCAATCCAAAGTCCTTCTAAAGCACTAAAAGAAATGTCAGACCTTACCAACAATTTACAAGTTGCTGTTGGTAAAAGATTGCTTGATAGTTTTAGTAAAATAATTTTAGCCACTTTTGAGTTATACACAAGATTTACAACAGCGGCAAATGGAACTGGCACTTTCTCTAAATTCCTTGATGCCATGGAAAAAGTTTTAACTAAACTAGCAGACCCATTTGCGAAAATAGCAACAAACCTAAGTAATTTTATTGAGAAAATAGACAAGAGTAAATTAAGTGTTAATGGAATTGCTTCCGTTATGGAAAAGGTTTTACCTATTGCCGTTGGATTTACCACTTTTTTTGGTATTAAAGCGGGTAAATCTCTAAGCCAAGCGGCGCCTTTCTTCCAAGGCTTTTTTAATATGCTATCAAAGTATGCGGGAGTCTATACACTCTTTGCCGTAGCGCTAACATCTCCTCAATTACGCGGAGCATTAGGACAATTAGTTGCCGCGTTCAAGCCATTAGTACCAACAGTTACAAAGATAGGTGGGATATTTACAGAAATATCTACTATCGCACTTGGTCTTTTTGCTAAGGCAATAAGAGGTGTTGCTACCCTTGTTGAGAAAACAACTAAGTTTTTCAAAGACCATAAAACTATTCTTTATGTTGTAGCCACCGCTTTAGGCGCGGTAACTCTTGGTGTTATGGCTTACATAATTCAAACAAAACTTGCCACCGCCGCTACACTTCTTAAAAAGAACGGGGTAAATGCTCTTAATAAAGCCATGCTTATTTTGAAAAGCACAATCTTTTTGTATGTAGTTGC